GTAGCTTGTGCACCTTTACTCATGATCTTAGCTTTATAAGCTTCTGGATCTTGTAATAACCACAATGCTTCAGAAATTAATCCATAGTTAGGTTCCACAAATTGATACTTCTCTAATAAGTGTCCTAATAAATTAGTATTCTTACCATTCACAGAAGGGTAGTTAGGTTGCACTAAACCATTATATAACATAGCTTGAGTTTTTCTATCTACTTTAATTTCACCTAGCTTACCGTCTTTTAATGTTTCATAAACATTTTTCATGTATGCTTGTGATGCATTTTCTTGTTGTTTCTTTTTCAATTCTTGCTGTTGCAATTTTTGATTAACAACTTTCTCTTGCATCTTATCTAACTTAGGTTTAAACTTATTAGCTTGAGCTTCTAGTTTACCTAAGTCTTTCCATATTTCTATTTCTTCTTGTATATCTTCAGAGGTACCATAATCAGTAGCACTTAAATACTCTGTAATAATTTTTTCTTGATCAGCACCATTTTTAACATCTAATGTCTTAGTTGATTCAACTTCAGACAATGTAGAAAATAATCCTTTTAAATCCTTACCACCATCAGCAACATACTTTGCAGCAATTTGTAATTCTTGTGGTAAACTTTGAAAAAATTGTTTTGGAGTTTCACGTCTTACTTGACTAGCCTTTTCCTCTAAATTAGCTTCTATTAGTTCTTCCCAGTCCTTAGCACTATACTCAGCTAAGTCCTTATCATCATCAAAAGGAACAATTTTATCATCTTTAATTAGTTTAGCAAATACATCTGATATACCATTAATAGATTTTCTTCCTCTTTTCTCTTTAGTTTCAGTTTCGTCTTCAGTTTCTTCTTCTGCAAAAGAATCTAAAATATCTTTAGCATCTTCTTTAGTTTCTTTGACTACTTCACCACCTTCTTCAGATACTACATCATCTAATAGTGTTTCTTCTTTTTCAACTTCTTCTTTTTCTTCAACTTTAGCATTTATGTCATCTACTCCGTCAGTAGCCGGATCAGCAAATGTCATATCTACTTTGTCACGTAGGCCTGAAAATATATTTTTTTGAGGTTTAGATTCTTGTTGAATCATATCACCACCACTAGGAGCGGCATTGAAAATTTCATCAAGGTTAACATCTAATTGTTCTACGTTACTCTTCACAGTTTGTGTTTGTGTTGTATTCATAATTATTGTTGGTTTAAATATTTATACTCTTACATATATAATATAAGAAATGTTTATCACATTAAACTTATAATATTTTAATAAAATTGAAAATAATTTGCAGTATATAGCTAACGTCTATTTTTTATCTTTAGAATTATTGCTATCATACTTATTTTTGTTTTCTCTAGCAATTTGTAATTGAGTATTAGCTATATCTCTTTGAGCATTAATCTTTTCTCTTTCTACTTGAAGTTTAGAACTTTCCATCATAGTTTTATTACTATTCTCCTGACGTTTTAAATTCATTTGTTCTCTGTATTGAGTTGTTTCTCTAATACCCTTCATAGCATCTTGGTAATCAGATACTTGATTTTGATTTATATCAGCCATTGATCCAAATCCAGCTGATCTTATTTCAGCTAATGTGATATCATTTTGTCTGTCTTTATCATTTTCTTGTATCTCAACTTGCAACTTCATCTGCTCTTCTTGCTGTTTAGCTTGTAGTGCTTCTTGTTGCATTTGTTGTTGTTGTTGCATTTCTTGCTGTCTTTGAGCTTGAACTCTTGCTTCAGAGTCTTTAAGTATATCTGAAACTTCAGCAATGTTATCTGCTTTAACAATATTTCCTAGTTCATAGATGCTTGCTCCAGTTGTATTATTAGTTAAAGCCATTTGCTTTAAGTTTTCTAGAATTGCTCTATGATTTGTTTTAGTTGTAGCAAATACATTAAAGTCTCTAAGAAGTAAATCAGTCCCATTAATCTGGAAGTTTACTTTCTCTGCTTCAGTAGATATGTATGATAACCTTACACTTGGGTTAGTACTATAATAGTATTGTGCCAAGTCAGTTCTCATTTGATGTACTCTAGGCATCAGATGATCCGAATGCTGTACGAAATACATCTCTGTTTGAGCGTATGATTGTTGCATAGCCTGAACTACCCCTGTGGCTGTTTGAGCTGATACAGCGCCTCCTAGACGTTGTGGGTTAATACCTATAGCATCAAAACATTGTTGCTTAAAGTAATTTGCTAATTGTATCCTAGACATTAATCTACTAGTCTGCTCCATATTTAGAGTTTGATAGTGATTAAAGTTAGTAGCATTCTCAGTGTTTGTAATAGAAGTATCTAAAGGTAACATCTGAAAATCTTTCATTGCTACAAATGCTTTAGCATAATTATTCTTACCCCAGTCTTCACCCATTGAGTGACGTGGTAAAGCATTCTGATCAAACATTATTACTGTACCTAATTCATCTATTAAGATATCTGCAATTTGGTTATTTACCATATTGTATCCAACTTGATATGCTTTCATTAAATCTACTAAAGAAGTAGATCTAGTATTTCTATCTGAAAATACTCTTCCTTCTACAGGAAGTTTACATCCATAAAGTGTATTGTTTCCTTTAAATTGAAAAGGTAACCTACCAGGTTTAGTTCTGTTTATCCCTACATATATAGGGTTTACATTATCACCCATTGATGATCTCCACATTGCAGGTAAATTTGGTCCAATTTTTACACCACCCCAAACTTCATTAATCCATATCCAATCAATATGTTCACCTTCTAATAAAGTATCTTTAGATTTTTGTTTAAATATTGATGTATCATATACACCTTTTACTGTTATCTTAAATGTTTCATCAACTATCTCTTGAGTAATTTCACCATCAAATTCTATCTTAGTTAAATGTCCTACTTTTCTTTGTGTCTTCCAATATATAGTTGCAACTCTCATTAAGTTACCTTCACCCCACATAGAAACATCTTCATTCTCATTTAATATTTCTCCTAGTATATCTCCACCTGTTGATGGGTCATTATGGTAATTACTTACAAATTGTCTATATGCTAAACCTGGTGAATTAGTATTCCACTCATGTGATCTAGATGCATCATAATATGCTCCGTCATTTTGATACCCATTTACTTGATATTGTGCTGATCTAGCTGGATAGATTCTTTGTAAAGATTCTAATTGTTTCATATCCATTAGATAACCATATCTATCTACAACATCTGATACAGTCATTAAATCTACCTTACCTGCGTAATTAGAATCTGCAATATATCTTTGCTCTGGAGATTTTTGATAGAAAGTTAATACAGGATTCCATAGCTCTACATCATAGTCATCTTCTAACATTCTAAAATGCCAAAATTCTCTATCTGCTATAAGCATATCTCTAAATCCTCTTTCTTCAAGTTCTTGCATTTTGAATCTTTCATCATCTACTGCAAGTTGGTGGGATGCCCACTCTTCTACCATACTTCTATAACTCTTACTAAAGAAGTCTTCTATTTCTGGTAATGATTTTATATTTTCTGGTGCTAATGCCGCTTGTGCTTCTTCTGATGCAGGATCCATACCTTGTTCCAACATTTTAAGTACAAGTTTTTGTTCAGCTGTTGCAAGTAAAGATTCTTCTATTTGTATTTTTTTCTGTTCTAACATCTCATTATAAGATGCATCATCAACAGCTCTAAATTGTACTTTAGAATATCGTTTTGCAAATTCACCAGTAAGTACATTAATTACATTAGGAACAATAGGGTAAAATTTTAATTCTAATGCTGAGTCATTCTCTTTTGTAAGAACGTCCATCATATCCTTGTAATCATTGTCAGGTTCAACTATATAATCTGTCTTATCAATTATACCTTTTGCTAACTTATAATTTTTTAATAATCTTCTAGAATTTACACGTAAAAACTCCATACCTTGTAGTTCTAACCAATCTAAATTCCAAGCGGCCCAATCATCTGTTTTTTCTTTATAGGATATAAACTGAATTGGTTGTGTTAAGCTAGAAAATGTATCTCCACTTTCAGCCTTGGCACCATTCTTAAGTTGCATTGCATTTAATACTCTCATTTATTTAAAATTTTTAAAGCCAGATCTCCTACTTCTAGAATTGTTACCACTATTACTACGCCCAATATTTTTGAACGGACTATACTTTAATTTACTTATTTTTTCTGAATTTACCAAGGAATTACCGTCTGATTCACGTCTTTTGGAATAACCTCTATTTGATTGTTGTATTTTTGCAAATGCAACTAATGCTCCAAAGGCTACCATTCTATCTACGTTTAATCCAGGATAATAGGCTAACATTTCTTTTATTAACATAGGATCAGGAATTCTTTCTACACCTAAAGTTTGAGACATCACATTACCTTCAGCATCTAACTCTTCATCAATAACTTCTCTTAAGAATTCTATTGCATAAGAAATTAAATGACTTTTAAATAATGTACCTGTATTTTTCCATCCATATTCTTGATATACTGTTCTGTTTGACCCAAGATCTTTTAGAAATAATATTTGTTGTTTAGGAACTAAATATCTTTGTTTTTTTCTGGCAATCATATGTTGGATAAATAATGAGATATTATTCTCAACTATTGTCCATGCATTATACCATTCAATTAGCATTTCTAATCTTTCATGTGTTTTATTTATATCATCAAAACGCCCACACCATGCTGCTACAATTTTATCTCTTTCAATAAATTGTTCTGTATCACCACTTTTCATTTGTCTAGTTACTTCAGTAGCATTCTTATATACAAAAATACTACATAAAGAATCTGATGTAGTTGTCTTTCCTTCTGACACTGGATCAATAGATGCATAATATGCACCAAAGCCTGGAGATGGAATTGGTCTTTCCCATACTACAATACATCCTGTTTTATCTTGTTGCTTTTTATTTACAGGAAATTCAGTAATAGGAAGTTTAGAAGTTCTCTTAGCTACAATACCTGTCTGATCTCTATCTAAAGCTATTAGTTCATAAGAGTATTCTTTCTCTTCTATTTTCTTAAGTTGTTTACTTAATACACCTTGAGGAAATATTGATTCTTTTCTGTATGCAAATGCTTCAGCAATATTAAGAGGTTTCTGAGATATTCTTAATTGAAATTGCTCTCCACTTAATTCATTTTTCCATCTATTCCTTTCTATATTAATTGCAACAACTGCTTCTTCTACTTGAGAGTTACCGTAATCATCAATATAAGGTGGCATAGACCATTGTTCTGGAATAAACAACCCTGCCATACCAATAGTACCATCTTTGTCCATTAGATTGGTTTCTACTGCATATATATCATTTGCTCCTGGATTAAGTATCATATCCTTTAAAGGATTACACTGTTCTAAATCTCCTACTGATCCTGCTGCAATAAATTGTCCAGTTGTCATCATACCTGAAGACATTGCAGGACGTAAGTACTCATATGTCTGCATCATGTTTTTTGCAATACCTGCTTCCTCATGAAAGAAATATGTACATGGTCCACCTACTCCTGTAGTTGCATTTTTCTCAAATGATGCTCCTTGAATTTTAGACTTTAATCCTCTAGATGTTTTTCTGCTATTTACCTTAACTTCAATTTGTTGCTGCCATAATAATACCTTCTCAGGATTACTAGGTCTATACCAAGCTGTATGTTCATTAAGAAAAGTTTTATATTCTTCTAAGAACTTCCAAGATCCTTTATCATTAATATAATCTTTAAGTGATGCTCCTATTTTACATATAGATCCTTCTTCAAACCAGTATTGGTTTATAATTTTACCCATATGAAAATATGAAGAAGCAATCTGACGTTTTTTAAGTATAGCAACGTGTTGATTATTTAATTCTGCAATAATTTCATACAATGCCATATGGTATTGTGCGTCTCTTACTTTTGCAAAGCCATAATGTTTTTCTTCTTTATCAAAAATAGGTAAGAAGTTTAACCACATGTAATAATCTCTGGTTAAATACCATGTCCTATCACCTTGTTTATATAATACACCTACCCTGCATTTATTTTTTTGATCTTCCCAATAAGCAGTAAAATCTTTTGATCTAAATGGTGCATCACAATAATATCCTTCTTTAGTAAATTTTTTAGCTTCTGCATTAAACTGAAAAGCCATATCAGTAAATTCATACTGACCTGGCTCTTTAAATATAGATTCTAAATATTCTCTAAAAACAATATCACTGGAAAATTCTGTAGTTTCCCACTTATCTTTATTGTATGTAGGAATGCTTCTACTCATATCTTACAATTGCAAATATATCTCCTTCTTGAATTAGTAAATGTTCCTCACCTTGATGAGTCATTGGTGTTGGCATAGCGTGTTCAGCATATTGTACTGTATCACCTATAACAATTTCATGAATTCCTGATCCTACACCTACTACCAAACCTTTAAAAGTTTGTTCTTGTGCCATTGAAGGTATTATCAATCCTGATGCAGTTTTAGTTTCTGCTTTGATTTCCTTTATTAATAATTTTCTTCCTACTGGTATTACTGTCTGATTTTTCATTTTCTTCTGGTTTATTATTAAATTCAATTTCATCCCAATAGCAGAAATGCCATTGAGTTTTATTATTTTTTATCATAGTTGGTCATATGCCAAACCTGCACCTCCACGTACTGAACTTTCTTGTTCATTTTGCATATCAGTAAAGGCACCTTTGTATGATTGTCTTATCTGTTCAAATTTTGCAGCTGCATTAACCATAGAGTTAATGTTACCATCTCTTCCATGTTCTATAGGTGTAACTTCCATATATCTTCCTAATCTATCAAGCATAGATTTAATACCTACGTAAGCTCTAAAGGTAGGTGTCTCATACATTTTTCTACACATGTCTAAAGCATATCTTATTTTTGGATCTTCAGTTGATTCTTCCAATTTAATTTCTTCTATAATTATATCTTCTTTTTCATGTTCAGGTAAATTAAAAAAAGGGTTCATATCTGGATTAGGACAACTCATATAGAATATATATTTATATACTTGTAAATATGTATCAGGATACTCATCCATTATTCCTTTTAAGAAAGGTAAAGTATAACAATGTTCTGTAACTACAACCTTATTGTTTTGTATATCAAATAACTTTACTATCATATTTTTATATTTTATAATGCGTCTATAGCAGCTTTTACTGCAGCATAAGTATTAGTAACATAAAAAGGAAGAGGATAACCTTCCACAATTACTGTACGAACATCTATTGTACTCCCATCTGCTTGATATGTTGGACCTACCGCACTCAACATAAGAGGGTTTATTGCAACAAAAGATTCAGAATCTTGCACTACATACATTGTAGATGGATCTGTAAAAGGTCTTTGAATTGCTAAAGAAACTTGTGTCAATTGTATTGCTGCCATAATTTATTTTTTAAGTTGTTCTTCTTGTTCTGATATATTGACCTAATGTAATTATTGGTCTTTTAATTAACGCTTGTTTTCTTTTTTCTAATCTTGTTTCTGTCTTGGTAATCATTTCTTAATAGGATTGTCTTTTAACCACATAACTAATGAATTTACTTCATCTTTTAAATATGGTAGTTCATATATTTTTATGTTTTCTAAAACAGGTTCCCCATTAACATGTTCATTAATTGGATAACCAAACTTATCTTCACCAACTTGTTTGAATTTAACATGTTGTATAGTAAGTTTACCTATCTTTAATTTGGGGTTGTGCTTCTTAATAATATACGCATAAATACTCAATTGTAAGTTATAATGATTTAAATTACAATCATCTAAATGATTAACAGGTCTAAACATTTTATTAGTGATGCCTTCCCAGTTAGTAAACCCTTTATTCTTTATTTCTTTATTTGTTTTATAATCATTGATATTAATATATCCATTTACTACTTCAACTACATCTGCTTGACCACATAATCCAATTGATTTAAGATATACTAAATGTTCAGGATATAAACCTTCTTCTAGTTTTTGATTAGGAGATATTTTAATTCCTTCATCATCTACTAAAGGTTTAATGATAGGTACTTCTACACCATGTCTTCCTATTGTATCTAAACCTAACATATCAGCTTCTCTTTGATTATGATAGAAGTTTCCTAAAGTTATAGCTCTGGTTGTTTCACCATCCCATGCAGCTATAATTTCTTTAGGGGTCATACCGTGCCATTTAGACCTTTTATTCTTAGAGGATTTCTTTGCTTGTCCATCCCTGTCAAATTTTGGTTTAAATTTTCCTATGAAAGATGTTACACCAGTCCAACTAATGTTGTCTTGATCATTACTTTCATAAATATGTCCTTCTTCTTTAAATCTTATTGCCATTAGTCTTCATGTTTTAAATCTGCTGTTGTATTAGTACAATAATCATGATTGCTTTTATATGTAATTGAAATAGTTTCTTCTTGCTCATCAACCTCTAATAGTGTTATAGCTTCTTCACTTGATATCATTCCACTAATTAATAATTCACCAATTATTTCCTCTTTACTTAAGCTCATCTTCTTTTGATTTAATTTGTTTATTAATTAACTCTTCTGTCTCTTCTGCCATTAATGAATCCCAATATCCTTTAGGACATTCACTAGATAATGATCTAACTTTAAATGATAAACTACATCCACAATCAGAACAACAAGGATGTGTACCAGGAGCTAAACAATCACTTCCTTTTGCATCAAACAATGAACATCTAATACATACTTGATACCTATCTGTTGCTACTGCCTCTACATGTTCTTTTTTAAATATGTTATTTTTAATTCCTTCAGCTATTGCATCAAGATTTTTAAAAGCTTCTACATATTTAGACCATTTACTTGACATCTCTAAATTTCTTTTTGTTTACTAAATCTTTTTCCATTTGTAACATTGCTTTTTCCATTTGATCAATATTTTTTTGAACATCTTCACTTTTAGCAAATCCTACATAAGTTCGTTTGGTTAAATTACCTAAAAAACTTTTATTTTTCTTAATTGCTTTTTCTAATTTATTTTTTCTTAAATAAAAAGTACCTAGACCTTCAATGTTTATTCTAGGAAAATCTAAGTTAGATAATTTCTTTCTAACCTTTGCATAGTAAAATGTTATTATATCATCTACTACAGATTGATGAACACCAACTTCATCAGCAATATTTTTTCTAAAGTTCTTATAACTCTTTGGATTCACTTCCTAAAATTTTATAATCTAATAAAACTAAACCATTGACTTGTATATTAAGACCTTTATTAAGTGATATAGTTTTTTTATTTACTCCATCTTTAATAATTAAGTTCTTTTTTTCTGCTTTAGTAATTGCATTTCTAGCTGACTGAGGACTTTTAAATATTTCTTTATCAACTAAACTTATACAAAACTTTGTAAGTTCTATTCCATTATTCTTAGCTAATTCCATTAAAAATTTTAAATCAGAATTACTAATTAATATATTTTCAAAAAAACAATAGGTAACTAACTGATACTGAATACATTTATCCATATCAACTTTTAATTGTAATCCTACTTTGTTAACTAATGCCATATTATAAACTTAAAATCATATCAACTAAATCAGGATGAGGATAACAATCTGACTTGTCTTTCCTAACGTTGGTATGTGTTAATAATCCTTTTACCTTTCCATAGTATGCATCCTCTACAAAATCAAAACCTTTAACAGGCCCATATTTTAAAATAAATTGTTTTAAACCTATTCTAATATCTATACTATCTCTTTCTCCTACATATCTAATCCACTTTTCAGTAGCTTTAATTTGTTCTTCTGAATAGTTATGCCAATTTAAGTAACCTCTAAAAGGTTCTTCTAAAGTTTTAACTTGATCAAGTCTACATTTACTTTTTACATAAGTTTTAAAATCTGAATCTAAATAACCCATGTTACATATTTCTAATCCAACAGAATGACGATTCATAAATCCTGATCCTGTTTTACCTAAATGATATCCTTGATTACCTGTAGGAAAAGCCTGTACCATTGTACCATCATATTGCATGTCTCCATTTCTATGATTAGGCCCCCCTAATACAAATTCAGTTGCAACACGCCCCCTTTTATCTCTAGCCCAATAATCTATACAAGCATATGGGTTAGCATTACCAGCAGTGTGATGAATAAAAACATATTGATTCCTAACTAATCCTTCTACATATTCTTTTTCTGGTAAAAAATGTTTATGTATTATCTGATCATAGTTAGTTGTATAGTATTGAGAATGAATATCTGTATCTTCATCAATTTCAGATGGGATTGCATATTCCAGATTTAAGATTAACGACCACATGTCATTATCAACTATACCACTTACGGCTAAGTTTTTATCTAGTTGAAATCTCTCTACAGCTTTTTCAGTATTAGGTCCAAACTTACCATCAGCCTTTAACCCTAATTTATTTTGTAGAGTTACAACATCTGGTCCTGCACTTCCTATCTTAAGTTGTCTCATGACTACTTAATTTTAGATGCTGCAGATTCCATAGCATTTTTAAAGGCTTTTGCTTCATCTGATTCAGGAGCTACACCACCCTCTTTGTTTTGTTCAGCATATTGCTGAGCCATAAACATTTGAGCTTGCATTCTTTCTGCTCTAGCTTTTTCAATTGCAGACAACAACATTTCATAGTCAGCTTGCACTTCTAGATGAGGT